AACAATGATTCGATTGTTAAAAAAATCAACATCTATACTATCGTTTTTTACACCTGGTATATTAATATATACAGAAATACTATTTGTATTTTCAACTACATCTACTGAGGGCTGCCAGATTTCGTTCAGATTTAAACCCTGAGACTGAAGAAATTCGCTTAAGGCACCGCTAACATTACTTGATTGATTTCCTTCCATTAAGGCGATTCCGTTCGATACTAATTGTTGAAGTGACATCTTTAAAAACTGTTCTTCTACTCTTAAATCTGTAAAAGTTTGGAAAGCCGATCTTCAAGACTACAACCTTTACTCGTTTTATAAGGATTTGGTGATTCAAATTCGGGTAAGATACTCGATGTATTTTCTTCTGGTGTTCTCATCGATGATGTATTAATATCAAATGTTTGTATAGATGTTTTCTTTTTACTGTAAATAAAGTAATATCCAAGTGCACACGCTCCTAACGCAACAACAATAAAAATTAGAATCCAATTGATTTTGGATGGTTTTGTTGGTGGCTTGAGACTTGGCGCAGAAAGATTTTGTTGCATGGTAGAACGATGTTGAACGTTAGGTTCAATTTCTTTCTTATCAATAACAACTTCTACTTGGCATGGCTTATCTGATTTTAGACATAAAAAATGATTCTGAAATACATTCTTGTCTGAAATAATATTTGCAGAGATTGAACCATTTGCAAGTTTAAATTCAAGAGGTGCATTGCTATCAAGAGTAGTCTGATCAACTACAAGAGCATAAAAGTCAGAATTATCTAAACTTTTTGCGGTAAAAGTAACATCAAAATTTGTTAAACCCTCATTAAGATCCATCAATTGTTTTACTGCTGTCAAAGATACAACTTTCTTTGTAGCCATTTTCTTTACCTATTTATTCTTTTTAAACCACAACCACGAACAATGTTTTATAAAAAATTATTTTTCAAGTTTCTATATAAAGATGGGTAATGTTACCACAAGAGATGCTGCAAAATTTCAAATAGAAACGGGTAGAATAGAATCTAAAAAACATTTGATTGGCTCATGGTTTTTTGGGATATTTTTAATAATTACTGGATGTGCAATGATATACTTTTCATTTAAACCCACATCTCAATTGAATTGCTATAATAATGATGATGAAATGGCCGTAAATAATGCTTGTAGTCCTCTAAATACAGACGAAGATAAAGATACAAAATGCCAAAATGCTAAAGATTTACTTGATAAAAAGAATCAAATGTGTAATGTAAAAAAGCCAAATCGCAAGTTTTTATTTGGAGGTCTATTTATACCTCTAGGTATCTTCATAATAATGTATGCAAGATGGAGTGACAAAATGGTTCAAACAAATGATTCGGAAGCTATTAAAGTTGCTACAAGAAATGAATTTGAGTTATTTGGGTTAACCAAAAGATATGATGTATTGTGATTTACAGAATAATATATTCTGATTCTAACATATTTTTTAATTCAATATCTGCTATATTCATATTCCCGATAAAAAAGCATTTATTCTTTATAAGACCAAAAGAAGACCATATCGAAGAAATAGGATAAAAAATGATATATGATAATTGTAAAGCTTTCATTTTATATAATAAAATATCTCTTTATGAAGAAAATCAATTGAAATCATAGTTTTTTAATTATGATTTCTATGAAACATTTATATGATCAAAAATAAAGAACTTTTTTCAAATTAAATATTTAGTATATATATAAATGTTAAAGAAATCAAGAGCTCGTAAATCACCTTTACGAAAACGTTCATTACGAAAATCAAGAGCTCGTAAATCACCTTTACGAAAACGTTCTGTACGAAAACGTTCATTACGAAAATCAAGAGCTCGTAAATCACCTTTACGAAAACGTTCTGTACGAAAATCAAGAGCTCGTAAATCACCTTTACGAAAACGTTCTGTACGAAAATCAAGACGTCGAAAATCACCTTTACGAAAACGTTCGTTACGAAAATCAAGAGCTCGTAAATCACCTTTACGAAAACGTTCGTTACGAAAATCAAGACGTCGAAAATCAAAATTAAGAAATAATTATTCTCCTCTAGATCGAGATCTCGATGATGAACAATTAAGCGATGAACAAATACGCGATAAACGACAAAGAATGATAGGCTCGATGAATGAAAACATGAAAGGTGTTAGAACGGGGATTAAGAATGAGAACGGACAAGACACAATTGTACCTATGCTTAATGAAAAAATCTACAATATGCTATACAAAAAAGCTGATAAAGTAGAAGACCTAGAAAAAAAATTTTTAATTTTAAAAGAAAAATTCCTTAATTTTTTTAATAAGGGCCACAAATTATATAGGTGTGTGAGCAAAGATAACGTTGACTATATAAAAAAGCTGATTGAAGATGGGAAAGTAAATATAAATACTTTACATCCAAACAAGCAAGAACAAGATTATTCAATTTTTCAATGGATTAGCCAAGGGTCGGGTAAACACTTTAAAGGCTCACAATATAGTTCTACTAGCTTAGGTATGCATTTTATCAATAGAGAAGGAAGTAACATTTGTGGTAAATATAGAATAAATAATCATTATACCGATGAGATGAGAAAATATAATGATATGCGTGAGAAATATAGAAAATATAATAGTGCTTCTGCTGAATCTAGAAAAACGATGACACAACCTATAAGACCTACAGAAGAACCTAAACAACATAAACTATCAAATGTAGAATGCATGCTTTCTATAGACATACGTAAGATAATTAAGGAAGATGAGAGAAATAAAACTGAAAGTAGGATTAGAATAATAACACCATCAACCACGTATGACGAAACTAAAAAAGTTCATACAACAATTGGTAAAAAAGTAATTAATAAAAAGATAAAAGCCGAAGATATTAAAGAAATACAGGATGAAGTACACGTAGATATATATCCTGCTTGCACTCCAGAATTACTATTTACATGGTTTGGATGTGGTTTCAATAGATGCACCGGATTTACGTATCAGAACACTGCAATTGCAGCTATTACAGCTCAAGAAGTTATAATGAGTGGTAATTATCCAATAGACATACTTAATGTAGTTGCATGTCATCCGCCAAATGGAAATGGTGTCATGAAGCTTCTAGAAATACCTATGCCTATTAGAGATTACTGTAATTTAAGAGAAACACCCGAACAGTTAAGATTTGTTGAGGAGATAAAGGTAAAACCTAAAAATCCTGAATGGAGCATTGATGATGAAGATCGAGATTACATGCAAATTCAAGAGGAAAAGAAAAAGAAGGAAAATAAAAGAAAACTTGAACAACCTAAAAAAACCTCGTTTTTGGCATCGTTATTAACAGATTCGGATAAATTTAGAAAACCTTCTTCACAATAGAAAATCTTTATTTCCTGATGTATGACAAATCCACCTAGAAAATACAAAGAAAAAATCGGATAGACGATTCATATACATAAAAATAATAGTAGGTAACACAATACCCTCTTCATTTCTTAATCGAATCAAGCCTCTCTCAACTGTTCTTGCTTGTGTACGACATAAATGTGACATTGCATCAGCTGTAGTCACACCTGGTAAGATAAACTTTGTCAGTTTTGGATTTACTTTTTCCATCTCGTCAATTGTCTTTTCTAATTCGCTTGGCAAATCGTCTGATAGGACTGGTAGTTTTCTATTAGTCTTGTCGATAGTTGCAATGTGAGAATTAAAATCTTGGAGAGTACGTTGAATTTTTCGCATTAAAGTAGTATCTGATAAGTATGTACACAAAAGTCCGATACGCGCGCTCAGTTCATCTATTTGTCCCAACACTTCAAAAGTCGTTGAACACTTTGGAGCCCTGCTTCCATCATAAAGAGATGTTTCACCTGAATCTCCTGTTTTTGTGTAAATCTTCATTTTAATTAAAGACAAATATTGTTTAAATAAAATTTATATATTATTTTTAATATACAAATGAAAGAATTAGATGATAAATGCTGGAAACAACTTATTAGTAAGTCAAAAAAGAAATATTATTTTTTTAACGTAGAGAAAGGTGAGTCTCAATGGAATTATCCAAATTCACTCTATCCTCTTCCTAAATATTGGAATATATACAAAAGTAAAAAGACAGACTTGTATTATTATGTTAACACGTTAACGCATGAAAAAACTTGGAATGAACCGAGAGGTGAAATATATTTACCACCTGAAGAAGAAATTGAGGGATGGCAAACTAAAAAAAGTAGGTGTGGAAATGTTTACTATATAAACAATTCTAACAATACTACAACTTGGAAAAAACCAATGAAAAAAAGTTTAGGTGTATATGATCAAGAAGAAGAAAGGATACGTTTGCTTAAACAAGAAGAAGAAAGGATACGTTTGCTTAAACAAGAAGAAGAAAGGATACGTTTGATTAAACAAGAAGAAGAAAGGATACGTTTGTTTAAACAAGAAGAAGAAAGGATACGTTTGCTTAAACAAGAAGAAGAAAGGATACGTTTGCTTAAACAAGAAGAAGAAAGGATACGTTTGCTTAAACAAGAAGAAGAAAGGATACGTTTGCTTAAACAAGAAGAAGAAAGGAAACGTAAACAAAAAGAAGCAATTTTTTATGAAGAATACTATACTAGAGAAAGAGATCCAAAACTAATGTATTCCGACCATGCTCCAATTTTATATCCTATTAACCCTCATATTAATATTATTACATGGAATGTTGCTCAATATGGTAATATACAGAATAAAAAACTGAATACATATAATCATAAATTTAATATGGACCGTGTTGAAACAGAGGATGAATATAAGCGCAGATTACAAAATATCGTGATTGCGATTGATAAATTATTTAGTCTTGGTGAAACAAATATGAAAGAGGCTCCATTTGTATTTTTACAAGAATTACCTAATGCTCATGGTAGTTTTAATCACGCAAATAAAGATAAACAATTGGAGTTTAAAAAATTGTTTAATAGATTGTTAACAAAAAAAGATTTGAGTAATATTAGTTTTAATGATAGACCTCTTACTGAAGATAATAATAGTGAATTTGGATTAATTGTCAGATCAGGCAATCCTAAAAATATAAAATATTTAGGCAATTTTACACCTACATTTAAAGAATTATTAGACTTACTTAAGTTTAAGTGTGAAGTTTATTCAACATTATTCAATGGAAGAAGTATAGTATATGTTAATTTACATATGAAATATGAAGACGATTTTAAAAATAATATTTCTCTCAAATTGACTCGTGTAACTCAAGGATTATTTAAAGTTATTGAACCAAAACCTTTAATTATTTATTTTATAGGTGATTTTAATAATAATATTTTTGAAGATAATTTTGTAATAAATAAAATGAATGAATCATTCAGAGGAGTACATATGCCTATTAAAAATATTGAAAAATATACAACACCTGGAAATAAAGCATATTCTTTAATGGATAATGTAGGAAATGAAAATCCTGAAAATATAGATGGAATTATTAAAGTAGAGTTTAACTAAAATTGTCTTGGCAGGCAGATCATCTCGAATCCCCAAGATTCAAGAATGTTATCATAAAGATTTAATCGAAAGGAACTTAATAGAAGTATTAATCCAGATGAGGAAAGCAAAGCAAAGGAAAGCCAAGTCACTTGATCATCTTCGTCGAGACTTACGTCGAGGGGAACGTCGAGGGGAACGTCGAGGGGAACGCCGTGGGGAACGTCGAGGGGAACGTCGAGGGGAACGTCGAGGGGAACGTCGAGGGGAACGTCGAGGGGAACGTCGAGTAGATCTTGATACACCTTTACATCTACGACCCTTAGGACAACTTTGTCTACTACCACCCTTAGACCATAAATTTTTACAAGCCCAATAACGTGCTGTTAATTTGTCATTTGCTGTTGAACATCTATGTCTTGCCCTAAAACTTCTACGAGCTTCATTACTGTAATTATGTCCGTATCCAGTAGCACCAAAGTGTATAATTCTTTTTCTTCCACCAGAGCAAGCCATAACTACACGTTTTTTAGAAGGTTTCCATGATTTTTGAGGTCTATTACACACCATATTTCGAGAGTTTGGCATTTTATTTTAATGGAAATAAATTTATTTTACGATTTTACGATTTTTGAGTGTCAAACCAAGAGTGTGTCAAACCAATTTAGAAATTAAAATATTCTGGTAATACAACAAATGAATGTTCTAGGCGAAGAACTAAAACCTTGTGGTTTAAATCCTTTAACAGGATACTCTCGTGATGGTTATTGTAACCTAAATATGAATGATCAAGGTACTCATATAGTGTGTGCAATAGTAACAAAAAAATTTCTAGATTTTACTCTTTCTAAAGGTAATGATTTAATAACACCTAGAAATGGTTTTAAAGGACTAAAACCTGGTGATAGGTGGTGTTTGTGCGTATTAAGATGGATAGAAGCATGTGAACATAATGCTGCTCCATTAATTGATTTGGAACGCACACATTATAAAGCATTACAATATGTAGAATTAGATACGTTAATCAGATATAGCATTCAATATATTTGGTTGTAAATTTTTATTAAATTTACAAAACATTACTTTCCAGAGCTACCAAAACCTTTGGCTCCTCGTTCTGTATCATCCAACGAATCAACTTCAATTGGTTCCATGAGAATTAACTGTCTTGGAATAAGCTGAACAAGCTTGCAAGGTAGTTCTAATTCAAGTGCGTCAGGATCAATTTTTACAAGTGCAACTATAATAGTACCTGTATAACTTGCATCAATAATTCCGATATTATTAGCCACCATCCATCCGGTTTTGGAGATTGAACTTCTGCCAACCAAATCAAAGTAATATCCATTTTCCGGCTGCACTTGTATACCAGTATCAAAGTAATGAACACCAGCTTGCACTTTAATTTTCTTAATCAAGTGCAGATCATAACCGGAATCAGAAAATCTATTCTTGGACGGCTTTGGTGCATTAGCAATTGTTCGAGCCCATTTAAACACCGGAAGACGATTAAGAGAAGAAGTCTGTTGATTTGCAAGAGAAATAAAGGTATCACGTTTTTCTCGCAAGAACATTTCTGCGTTATTATACATACGTGATAAAAACTCAATAGCGTTTGCTCCTCTCCATTCACAAACGTCATCACATATTTGTGCTTTACCTCCGCAAAAATCATGAATATCCTCTAGCATAGAAAGTCGAGGACTTCCGATAAAACAACTTGGATACCCATGTTTGACAGTAATAAATCCTGAACAATCAAAATATCCTCGAACAAAATCCCATTTCAATTCATCTTCAATCGACACTGGAAAAGATACCGGCCATTGCAAATGATTAATGACATCATCTGCCATTTTTGATGAAAAAATGCTCACAGATACTAAATTTCCATCCTTTTTGATTGGAATATCATGAGAAACAATATCTCTAAGAATCTTAATCATTTCAAGATTCTTTTCGCTAGTTTCGATCACAATTTGATTTTCGACTATTATTCCACAAGCAGCTATCCATCCAAGAAGATACGCTTTGTTTGAGGTGTCAATATTCTCTAAAAAATTATGTTCCATCATTTCTATTCTAATAAGAAGAGTTTAGATCTTTAATTTAATTTTATTTTTGCGGATTTTCTTAAAGTTAAAGATAAAATCTATTATATACAACATGCTTGTAAAGAAGGAAATACTATACCCAGTTTTTCTAGAGTGCTGTCAATACGCAGAAGATATCTTCTGGGAAAACATCTTTGAAGATCTTGCGTACGGAAAAGCACCGTATGGAACTTACATTTCCAAAGATTTTCTTTGCTGTGGCTATAAAAAGAAAGAGTTTAGTTATAAGATTGAAAAAAAGAGCGCAGAATCAATTTATACCGATGTCTACTCTCTTTTAACAAAACGTTTAGGACTTCTTTCTCAGAGAGAGAAAGTTAGGAAAAAGAAGATTTTTTCAGATCTTGAAGATAGTATTAAAGATACAAGAAAAAAATGGGTTGACATAAAGAAAAAAAATATGAGAGAACTTTTGATAGAACTATACGTTACCAGAATGAAAATAAAACATACATTGTCTGTAAAGCAAGCTAAATATCTTATTTCTATCATTTTGATAGCAATGGTGTTTAAAGTAATTACCTCATCAAATATTGATTACAATAACGGACGTATAAATAGCATAGATGGAATTGATTTTGCAAAAAAACAAGTTGTAATTACACGTGATTTTTATTCATTTGAAACAAGTTTTGCGCCACATATTGTATTAGATAAAAAAGTAATGTCTGATAATTGGGAAAAGTTTCTCGAAAATTTAAGAAAATTTACCGGAGTTATATAAATCTTGTTCTTAGGAAAACAATGAGTTCTGGTGAAGACGACGATTGGGAATCTTCTGGTTGTGAAAGAGATGATGATGATGATGAGTGTGAAGAAGATAGGGATGTAACATTTGAAGCAGAAATAGATGCATATAAAAGAGTTGGTTTGCCAGGTCTAGGTGGTGATGTTCCAAAGACTCGTCTTGAAAAATCACAACAAGATCCTTTAGAAAAATTCACACAAAGCGTTCTTGCCATATTACTAAAAATTAGAAGTACTGATGTGATAAATATTGAAGATAATGATATTAAAATTATGGTAAAACAAGCTGCTTATTTAGATACAGTTGAACGTAAAAATCCGACGGCGTATGTACTTGGATTTCTATCTACAAAACCAAAAAAATTGAGTGATGCTAATGAACTTACGGAAGATCTTTTTAATAAAATAGTCAATAAAGTTCTTCCAGTAACCGATTCAGATGCATCTGTATTCCCGCATGATATAATAAGATATGCAAGGCTATGGGAAAATCTTTGTTTGAAAAAGTAAAGTAAAACGAAATAGAACATAGTCTAAAACACACTTTTTAAATATCAAAAATGACTCCTAAAGAGCTAAAAAATGATAAAGAGTACAAATTTTCTGGTAAAAAAATTACATGGACAATTAGTGGTAACTCTTTATTTCTTGAAGTTGAACTAGATTGGGTAAAATACAACAATAGTGGAATAACATTACCACCTGATGAATTGGGAAGAAGCACTAATTGGCATTTTCAACTTTCCGAAGATTCTATTACTTCCTTATTTGTGTGCAATTGGGATCTGCGAAGAGTAAAAGATAATCTTAAACTTATAGACTCTATTAACGAAAAAATAGCACAATTCGCTTTAGAAGAAACTATCTAAATATAATTTTGAATTTATTAAAATAAGGAATTCAAAAGTAAAAAATGACACAAGTAATAGTTGCAATGAATGAAAAAGGAGGAATAGGTTACAAAAACCGAATCCCTTGGAATTGTAAAGAAGATCTTGCTCTTTTCAAATCAAAAACGATGGGTAAAACTATAGTAGTTGGTAGAAAGACAGCTGCGCATTTACCAAATCTACCTGGTAGAACCATTATTTGCCTCACGCGTGATTCGACTTTGTGTACTTCTCTTTGGCATAATAATGTAATCGTTACTACTAAATTAGAGGACATAGATTTATGTTCAGAAGATATCATTATCGCTGGAGGTAATGAAATATATGAGACTTTTTTTGCAAAGGAGTCGTTGGTAAAAAAAATACATCTTTCAGTGATAAAAGGTGAACACGAGTGTGATGTATATTTTCGTCTAGAACTGTTGAAGAATTTTGTTATAGTCGAAAAAACAGAATTTGACGAGTTTACTCACTATATACTTGAACGAACTGAACATGGGGAACAACAATATATAGATTTACTTAAAAATATTTTAGAAAATGGAGTGAGACGAAATGGTCGAAACGGAGAAACGATTTCTATATTTAAGAATGACATGACATTTGATTTGCGCAAAGGATTTCCTCTTCTCACAACCAAGAAAATGTTTCTTAGAGGTATTGTAGAGGAGTTTTTATTTTTCATTAGAGGTGAGACTGATTCATCAAAGCTATCAGAAAAAAAAGTTCGTATTTGGGAAGGAAATACAACCGACGAATTTCTTTTATCCAGAGGACTTCCATATGCAAAGGGCGTAATGGGACCAATGTACGGATACCAATGGCGTTTTTTTAATGCACCTTATGAGATAGATAATTTAGGTCGTCCTATTGATCCAGAAGGAGGTTTTGATCAATTAGCAGATGTTGTAAATCTAATCAAAAATGATCCTCATTCTCGTAGGATTCTAATGACATCATATAACCCAGCTCAATCTAATATGGGAGTTTTACATCCATGTCATTCTATAACTATACAATTCTATGTTGAAGACCCATTTTTGGATATGTTTTGTTACAACAGATCACAAGATGCTTTTCTCGGTATACCATTCAACATTGCATCATCTTCACTTTTGTTGATGTTAATCGGAAAACTCACATCTAAGACTCCTAGATTTTTTTATATGACCATGGGAGATACACATATATATTCAGAACATATAGAACAAGTAAAAACACAAATTAGTCGAATACCCTATTCTTTTCCAAAACTAGATTTTCCGAATATTGAATCTCTTCAAGAGATTGACAACTTAACATCAAAAGATTTCATAATATCAAATTATAAATGTCATTCTCAAATAGAAGCAGAAATGGTTGCGTAAATGCGGATATAATTTTGGTATTTTTATAAAAATACCAAAGTAAAAATGTTATTACGAAACAATCATCGAAATTATAATTATAAGAAATATCACGCCTACAAACACACCCGCAATTATACCAATTAATTTCCAGTTAATATTTGATAAATCATCATTATTATTTGATACTTCATTATCATTACCTTTCTCCCAATTATGGTCGGAAAGTTTTCCTGGAATAAAAGAAATTGTTCCTCCTTGCCAAGATCCTTCTGAAAACTCTGGTAAGTCAATACCACACCAATATTTTCTAGGCGTAGATGAAGACATTGCAAAACGACAGTATCCAGGAGATCCCCAAGAGTTTCTCATTTCCCAAAAATTTACACCATTCTCTTTACCCCATCCAGTCAAAACAACCGAATGACCGTTATACCCTATTGTGGAAGGTTGACTAGGTATATAAATATCTTTTTCAAAGTCAGCGGAAGACCACCAGTCTTGAAAATCGTCAGGAACCCAAAAAGTAGTTACAATTGGTCCATTGTTTTTGATATCAGATTGTATAGCTCTTATTGTCGCTTCAACATTAACACTCTTGTCTTGATTAGCAACTACAATACACTTAGTACTTCCTTTCTCTATAGTAAATTTAACCTTAGAATCGGGATTCCCACAGCAATCCGAACAACAATCATCACCAATCGTCAGAGGACAATTAGGCGCAACATATGTGCCAGGTCCGCTGGATATTGTGCTAAACGGCCAGCAACTTTCCAAACCGACATTGTTACCCTCTTCCATCCATTTTCCTGCAGCATAAGTGCTTCCACCACAAAGACATTGTTGATTTTCGGCAAATGATCCATTTTCACCTCTACTTCCAATTTTACTTCCACCACAACTGACCATCCACATAGCACTTGGATAAGGTGCTGCTATATTATTTTTGATAGCGTATCTATCTCCTAAAGATGAGACAAATGCCATTGCCCAACAACATCCACACCGACCTTGGTTTCTACTCCCATCCTCGATTTTATTACCGCCTTGTTTTTTCCAACTCCATTCGGACGGAATATCTTCTGTAGATAAATCAGATAATACATTGTCTGGTGTAGTGAATACTTCAGAATCAGGAATGTTACTAAATGAAAAATTTACAAACGGACCTTTAAAATCAGAGTGTAAATCTTCGTATTGCAAATCACGTCCAGCTGAACAAGGTGCAGGAGATGGTAAAATCTTTGAGGGTTTCCTTTCTCTACAGACTCCTAGATTGATGTCTGACATTTGCGTTTTTATATTCAGAAAGATTTATAAAATTTTATGAATAGAGTAACGCTAATATAATTTTAAAAACAAATTCTATTTAACTAACTGCAAAATGTCTAAAGATCAAAAAAGAAAACACAATCCGGAGGGAACAAAAGAATTTCGAGAATTAGACAGTAATGATCCTCCACCACCAAAACAAATTGAAAAATCTATCTGTATTTTAATGCAACAAGCTAGGCTAGCCAAGGGTTTAACACAAAAAGATCTTGCGAAAGGCTTAAATATTCAAACGTGTGTGATTACGGAATATGAATCTGGAAAAGTGATACCCAATCATCAACTTGTTAGACGCATCGGGGGGTTCTTAGGTGTAAAATTATTATAAAAATTTAAAAAAAAATATTTATCACGCATATAATAAAAAATGACACTTTCTGAAAGAGATTTCTATTGCGTCAAGTGCCGAAAAACTGTAACATTGCCTGCTTCTGATATTAAGGTGATCGTATATAAAAATGCAAGATTTACTAATGGAAGTCCTGCTCTTGTTGGTGAATGCAAATGTGGAACTAAGGTCACAAAGTTTATTAAACACGATGACAAAGAAAAATTGAAGAGCAAATACGGTGAGAAGAAATCAAGTGCCTCAAAATCACCTAAGAAGTCACCTAAAAAATCTCCTAAGAAGTCACCTAAGAAGAAAATGGTTGATAAGAAATGTCTTGAAAAGTGCGTTAAAAAATGCACTAAATAAAATCATAATACCAAAATGGTTAGTATTATGATTATTTAGTTGTAGATCATTTTCTGATCCAACAATCTAAAATTTGTTCAATGTTTTTTTAAAAAAGTTTGCTGGGTGTTCCTATAGTATATGAGTGTGAAGGATAAACTTCTTAATCAATCATTTTATCCTTATTCCAATAATATTAGAACAAATTACACAACTCCTAGGAACTATATTCTATATATCATTCTTTTAAATTAACTTTCCATACGAGATACTCACGGTTCAACTCTCCTCTTTTTTAATGATAAAGTGTTTCCTAGGTCTTTTCTTTTTCCTGATGAAAATTGACTGGAAAAACCTTCTAACCAATCAATTTTTTCATTATGTTCAAAAAATGGTTGTGGAAATTTTTCCATGTCAATACAGTTATTATATGGATTTTTAACTGTTGGATCACGCCAATCGTTTCCAGTTATATCTATTAGTTTAAATCCAAGACTATCAAGAAATTTTCTATATACGTCTGAATGACCATCTCCTGCATATATAACGATATTATGAGGTTCATATGGTTCATCCGTATCTCTTTTATTCTTTATAGTATTAATATTAAAAATTTTTAATACACGTGCAAGTAAATACACGTCAACAACTAACGCATTTATTTGTAATAATTTTACAAAAACGTTTGATAATTTCTCTCTAAACGATCGATATTCATTATTTTTTCTCACGGTTGTAGAAGAATCTTTTCCGGGTTTTATTTGCCATGTTCTAAAATACTCAAAATTATATTTATCAGAACTGTGAACTTTGCCTACGTGTTTTTGATCATTATTAATTTTATACTTAACGAGCTCTTCTACCATTGACTTTACATCGGCTATAATAGAAGAAATAAAAACATCACCTCCGTACTCTTCAATACTTGTATTAATAAAATTATCAATTTGAGTTTGGGAAATAGTTGATTTACGCGATTCTTTTTCAAAAAGATAATTTTGAGCAAACTCAAGTTTTAGATATTGTACGAATTCTTTAGGTGACAACATATTAGAAACATCTTCAATCATTTGTAATACTTTAGGATTAGCAAAAAAAAGTCGTAGATTATATAGATATCTTTGCTTATTTTGTATTTCCGAAAACTTAAGAAATTCTATTGTGTAAGTGTTTATTTTTCCATATTCTATACCTATTATTTGTCTAATATCAATATAATGAGCTCTACCTTTTTTACATTTTGGTTGATCAGAATTACTATCATGTAAGCATGATTGAAAAGTATTTGTTAGTTTACTAAGCCTATCATCTCCATAATCAGTAAGATAACTGGTATTCTTAAAATATGCACCTGCTTCTATATAAAAGTCAATAAAAACATCTCCGTTTACGTATAACTTAAGCATATATTCTTCGATTGAAAGAGTATCATCTTTTGGTGTTGGACAATCATCTTTTTTTTCATGATCTTCTCCAAATATATATATTAACTTCTTATACTCAGCACTCCATTGTAAAGTAAGTGAACAGGGTCCACCAATAAAACGTACATTTGGTTTTTTAGGTGCTGACGGGTTTGTTTCATATTCTTCATGACTTTTGATTAACTCTTTCAAGACAGTTCTTTCGAGAGTTTTATCTAATCTAGCCGGATGATCGTCAACATAAGTTTTTGCTTCTGTATAACAAGCTTTCTTCAAATTATCATCCATATCTGCTCTGTTAAAAATGGACGTATTGTAATATCGTAATAGCGCTTCACAAAGATTTTCACACATTTATCTCTAAAAATAAAAGAAATAATTAATATAATTAATCATAATCATAATCGATTATGATTAATAAAACTTGTCTCATTACTATCTGCACGCGTTTTATTTAAATTAAAAGATGTGAATTGCTGGGAGCGTGATAGATCTAACTATCTAGGTACATTTTTTAGCATAAAAGTGCATTAATTTTTGCTGTGTGTACCACTGTTCTTCACCTTCCTACTTATAAAATAAGTATCTTTAAATTTGTTTTTGAAATCATATTTTTTTCGTTTATTTTGTAAATATTTATTACATATAAATACTCAAAATGTCAGGCAACAATAATAAAGTTGGTGCTATATCTAATTGTAAAGATACTCAACCACATCATCAAACAGGTATTATTTCTGATTCTTCACCTTCACCTTCTGATTCCCCACATACACCTTCTGATTCCCCACATACACCTTCTGATTCCCCACATACACCTTCGCCTACACATACACCTTCTGATTCCCCACCTACACATTCTGATTCCCCACCTACACATTCTGATTCCCCACATACACCTTCTGATTCCCCACATACACCTTCGCCTACACATACACCTTCTGATTCCCCACCCACACATTCTGATTCACCACATACACCTTCTGATTCACCTTCACCTTCACATACAGATATTCATTCTGACAATTCTGGACCACAACAAACTAAAAAACAAGAACCACAACCACAACAACCACAACAACCACAACAACCACAACAACCACAACAACCTAAAAAACAAGAACCACCACAACCACAACAACCTAAAAAACAAGAACCACAACAACAAACTAAAAAACAAGAACCACCACAACCACAACAACCACAACAACCTAAAAAACAAGAACAACAAACTAAAAAACAAGAACCACAAAAAACTCTTAAGGTTAAAATCGTTAAGATTAATCGTATGACAGGCTTTATTATAAATCTGAAGAAGTATACATCATCTACTCAGGAACCACCAGATGCTGATGACATTACACCAGAAAAAATACTAGAACTTGTAAAAGATAATAATTTTTGTATAAACGTTGCCAAAACTCTTAAAGGTATTTATGAAGCTAAAGTAAAAAAATACGAAGAACTAGTGAAAACAACACAATATAACATTGAAAACGATAAAGAAATGGCAGAACATACGGATGCAATAGATAGACATTTTCCTATGATCGCTATTAATACCAAATTACTCAAAAAATTAAATAATTTGTCTAGTATAGCTTCAAGTAAATTAGCTGAAATAAATGATCCAACAGATCAAACTACAATAGACATGGTGCGCAACAATTTAATTAAATCAATTACTGATGAAAATGATGGCATTCTTTCTATCACTGGAGAGAGTCGTAAAAAAATTAGGAATCAGCTATGCAAAACACTTTATATTTTAACAAAGGGATATCGAGCGTTTATGAATTCTTTTCTAAATATAGTTTTTACCGGACCTGTAGGATTTGAAAAAACAAAGTTAGCAAAAACATACGCTTTTGTTTTTAAGAATTCTGGTATTCTTCTTAACGGAGATTTGATTATTGCATCGCCAAAAGATATGATAGGGGAATACGTTGGTCACACAGCAATCAAATCAGCGAATATTCTAATGAAAGGATTAGAAGGAGTGATTTTGATAGATGAGGCTCATCAAATAATGCCTTGCGATAACGGTGTTCTTAATCTTAAGGATAGCAAATCATTTGGACCAGAAGCCATTACAGAAATTGTAAATTTTTTAGACAAATATATGGGGATGTCTATTATGATAGTTGCTGGATATGAAAAAGCAATGGAAAATTGTTTCTTTGGAGCAGATAAACGGTTGAGATACCACTTTCCTAATGAAGTTAGTGTTCCTGGATATTCAGATATAGATATTCTAAACAGTTTCATTAATGAGGTAAATGCGAGAGCTGGAGAAAGCATATTTGACAATCAAGATCTCACCAAGTATGTATATACTATAATCGATTCAATTTCAAAAATTAAACCACCTATTTTTGCTAATCCAGCTGGAGATATAATGACACTTGCGAGCATGTTCCTTATTTCATATTATGGAACAACAAAACAATTTGGAAATATTGTTGATGACATAAAGATTGTAAACGCAACTTTCAACCATTTCTTGCGGAATAAAAACTATTTAATGGAATTCAAATAGATTAAAATTTATGTGTCTCAAATAATTTAACGCATTTACCAGACTTTCCTAATTGAATATCTCCAATTCTTATTACAAAAGGTTTAAGTTTATCAAATAATATATTGATATTTTCCCGATGAGCCTCTCCTATTATCAATATAAATTCATCAATATCATCGTTCTTTAGTATTTTTCTAATTATAAAGTAATCAGCAACTAGCTTCCATGCATCAAACAAATCTTGTCTAACATCAAGTAAATATTTTTTATTTTTTGAAAGCTTGTCATTGATTTTTTTAAACGTTATGCATATATCTTGATAATACAATTCTAAAAATTTGTTCACAATAGAAGGGTACAAATGTGGATTGTTCATAGAAAATTTATCTGATTCTTTCCAAAATGGTAGAATAAAATTTTGCTTAATTTCTTCAGGCTTCTTATATTTAGACCAGCCTTTTCCGTACAGATCATCTTGACCATCTCTAGACAAAAAAGCAGGCCTATAATCAAGAGGAAGTATTTGATTATCTATGAATTTGTCTTTCATATCATTAAATGTACTCTTTATTGAATGAGAATTCATACGTGAAGGAACATCAGCTCTAACTTTTTCACCACCACAGTAATACTCTAAAATAACACGACATTTTGGATTTTTTTCAGCCATTTCAACACAGTATTTAGATATTGTTTTAATTTCTTCTGTTTTTAAAGGTTTACATTTAAATTTCGTACCATGTCTCTCACCTATCAAAGTTACAAGTTTATTACACCCAATTATATACTGTGAGAATGATACCGCATTCTCAAGTCTAATATTAGTTTCTTGAAACACAATATTTTTACAACCTGTTTTTCTTATAGGACTATCATACTTGCATTTTAAACTCATTTTATAATAAGTAAATATTTACAGAATGGAGCAGTTTTGTTTTTATATTAAAGATATATATTTTTACATAAAATGAATGACATAATAACTGAAGAGCCTATACAAGATCTTACGTTTGAATTACCTAAGACTACGATTGCAACATTACATTGTAATGATAGAAATGCTGTATTTGAAGTTATCGATAGCTTGTATGAACAAACGAAAAACATTCCAATGTGGACAATACTATCTCAAGGATGTTCCAAAACTCATAACGATAATATACGAAAAAAATTAGAAAGTTATGGTATACAATATGATTTAATTGAAATTGAACAAAACATGGGTTGGTCTCGTGGAATGAACACTTTGTATAACTATTTAGCATCAAATGATTATAAATTTGTATTTCATCTAGAAGACGATTGGATATGTACTGATATCAAAAGTAAAGATTGGTTGACAAATTGTTTGACATATCTTGTATTGAACCCAAACGTGAGTACATTGTTTTTAAGAAAATATTTGACTGAAGAAGAAAAAATCTTTTATGGATGGAAGAGACATATAAACTATTTGTGCTTCAAATACCCAAATCCGTTTATGTATAATGAAAAGATCAAGACAGAACCGAAAAAAGAATTTAGAGATATAACGTTTCGTAGAATTCCAGAATTTTTATATACTGCAAATCCAACAATATTTAGATTGAGTGATTATTTGGAAAAAAATGTGTTTCCATTTCCCGAATTTAATGATATATCTAACCTTCAAAAAGAATGGAAGACCACGACAAATGATAATGCTCCAGAATGGGGATGTTCGGAAGCATTAAGCATGGAAAAAATTAGAGATTTAATATGTATGAACGTTGATAATGGATATTTCTATCACAGGTTTTAAAAAAGCAACTGTGTTGTAAGGGGAAAAGCAAGAATATATCTGAATTATGTTATAAAAGTAAATTAATTATATTTTAAAATGAAAGAAACACTCTCAAAACCAATCATATGTTTCTATATTGGTTACACTCCAGATTTTATCTCTACAACTAAAGGTGTTTATGGCGCTGAACTTGCTTTAAAAAGTTTGGCCGAAGAATTCTCTCTAACTCACAATGTTTATATATTCGGTAAATGTATTTCTGATAACAAAATAGGTAATATTCAATTTTTTAACTCAAATTCACTTAATCAATTTATGAATTTTCATACAGTTGACGTTATGATAGTAAGTAGATATATTAACTATTTTATAGAATTTGATAATAAAGCTGTTAAAACGTATATATGGTTTCATGATGTTTTAGCGCAACCGGCTTGGAATGGTATGTTTTTTCCCGATAATGCAAAGTTTCTCTTACAAAATATTATTCACAATGTTAACGGAATTGTGGTATTGACGGAATGGCATAGAAATATTGTAAGGAAGTATTATTCAAATATAGATCCATCAAAAATTTTTATCATAGGTAATGCAATTGATGTTTCTCGATATGATAAAAAGGTTGAACGTGTAAAAAATCGTTTTATCTACACATCAAATCCTGTAAGAGGTTTAAAATATCTGGTTGATAATTTTGCTTCTATCAGAAATGAAATTCCAGATGCCGAGCTATTCGTATACAGAGGAGATGAAGACTTTGGAGATGAAAATCAAACTCTTCTCGAAACAATTAAAACAACAGAATATATTAAATTTATGGGACGTGTTGAAAATGAGTCTTTGGCAGAACATCAAATGACAGCTGATTTTTGGTACTATCCAACGGCGTGGGCTGAAACATTTTGTATCAGCGCTCTTGAAGCTATGGCAGCTGGATGTATTTGTATTACTTCTGATATAGCTGCACTTACAGACACTATCGGTGATAGGGGTGTTTTGTTAAGAGAAAATATTTATTCAGATGAATATTCTAAAGAAGCATTAGACAAAATTATTGAATTCTCCAAAAATGAGGAGTTGAAAGAAACATTTAGAAATAAAGGAATTGAATGGGCAAAGAATCAATCATGGCCAATAAGAATAAATGAATGGTTAAATATGATTGGATATGAGCCTATACAACCGAATATAACGGTAAAATTAATGTGTAACTGGACAGATCATAAAACATTACTTTCTATTTATAAGCGTTTTTGTGAACCAGGTGGAAGATGGGGTGATGTTATTTTCACAGATAATGAAAAAGCTGATTTTTATTGTATTATTAACTTTCCAAGATCTGATGAATATTGGGAAAGAGAAAAGTCAATACTATTATCAATGGAAGAACTACAGAATCGAAAAACATACTTTCCAAATGAATGGATTATTCCGAAGCGAGATCATTTTTTTAATTATTTTTTCAAACGTAATAGTATTGAATGGCATCTAGACAAAACGTATTCTGAGCTATTGACTATGAAAATTGAAAAAACAAAGGTTTTGTCTAGTGTCACATCGAGCGAATATAGACTTCCAGGTCACGTAAAGAGAATCAATATGATCTCTCATTTTGTTCAAGAAAATTTGGATTTCGATCTTTATGGACGAAGTAACAAATTTAACTTCAAAAACTATATAGGATCTTTACCTGATTATACCAAAGACGCTGGTATATTCCCATATAAATACACAATCGCATGTGAAAACGCATATGTAGACAATTATTTTACAGAAAAATTAGTAGATGCGGTACTTGGAGAATGTCTTTGTTTTTATTATGGTTGTCCAAATATAAGTTCTCATATTGACGATCGAGCATATATACTAATAAATGCGGACGATCCAGAAGGAAGCCTACAAATCATTAAAGATTCTATTGATAACGGAGAATGGGAAAAGAGAATTGATATAATTAAACAGGAAAAAATGAAAATACTAAACAAACTTCAACTAATACCAATAGTTGAATCTATTGTAACTGGTAAGATTGAAACAGAAAACTTTTATGAAGATTGTTCTATTCGTGTGATTAATCTAGAAAGGAGAAAAGATAGATGGAATGCATTTGTTGAACATGCTAATAATATACAGTTTAAAAATTATACTAGATTTGATGCTACAGATGGAAAGAGCTTAATAATGGATGATGAGATGATGACAATATTTCGCATAGAAGATGAATTTGTTGGTAAGCGTTGGCCTCAACTAACGCATAACTATTTTGCAGGCGTGCTTGGATGTGCAATGAGTCATATGCGTATGTGGCAAGAAACGTCTAATAGCAACAATGATTTTATTGTTCTTGAAGATGATGTACAATTAGATACTGATTTTAATAAAAAATTTAACAATATTTATTCTGATATCAAAGGTGATCAAAAATGGGATATTTTATATTTAGATTTTTACGACGATGAACACGGGGAAACTCTATATGGCGATACATTTATTTATGACGGCGTTATGCAATTCTCAAAAGCAATGCGTCTTTTTGGAGGAGGTACATGCGGATACGTACTTCGTCCCAAAGGAGCTATAAAACTTCTTCAGCTTGTTAAACAATTTGGAATTAAACAACCTGTTGATCATTTTATGATTGATCATTTTGACACACTATGTGTTTATAAAACAGTTCCTCACCTGGTAACTTCTACAATTTATGGAATTAATGGAACTGATACAGATATTCAAAATTGTACTACTGTAATTCCACATTAATCTAAAGTTTAATCTACTAAAATAAAATGGAACTGAACATCGATGTATTGATTAACTCAATAAAACAAATTATACCATATTATAAGGAAAATTGGCAAACACTTTCAACTCTTACTAAACAACAGATGTGTATTTAAAAACAATCATTTTTTTCCGCGTGAATAAATAAATGATTGTGTATTATATAATTACTAAAAATGGACAAAAATATTACTATAAAGATGGCAAACGAATTACCGAGATTGAAGGAAAACATTTAGGTGCTAGAAAGAAGACAGCATCGAATTCCAAATCAAAAAAGACTAGTCCGTCACCATCTGGCAGAAAAAAGAAACCAATTGATCAACTTGTTCCATGCAAAGATCATCAGTATAGAGATGAAATAACTCGCAGATGCAGAAATAAACCTAAGATCACTTCTAAATCAAAAAAGGCTAGTCCGTCACCATCTGGTAGAAAAAAGAAACCAATTGACCAACTTGTTCCATGCAAAGATTATCAGTATAGAGATGAAATAACTCGCAAATGCAGAAATAAACCTGGTTATAAGAAAAATAAAGTAGTTCCTAAAATAAACGTTCGTGAACCTGTTCCAATAAGAGTAAGTAGTCAACGGTGGCAACGTATAACACAGATAGCAACAGATTGTGCAAGTAGATCAAAAATGAAACTTACTGATTCTCAACTCAAGGTTGTTGAGTTTATGGAGAATAATAATGGATTGCTTGTAGTTCATGCAACTGGTTTAGGAAAGACTTTAACGGCTGTCACATGTTCTCAATGTTATCTTGATAATAATCCGTTGAGCAAAGTCGTTTTTGTGGGACCACCTTCTACTTGTTCTAATTTCGAAAAATCGATGAAAGAAACGTATGGAGTAAAAAATAAGAATAAATACGAAATATATACATTAAATAAATTTTGGAGTGATCACGTCGACGGTCGACCAATTTCTCTAAGAAATGCGTTTCTTATTGTAGATGAAGCTCATAATGTCAGAAACGTTGATGGAGTAATGGCTTCTATATTGATCAATGCTGCTTTCAAAGCAGACAAAAGATTGCTTCTTACAGCAACACCATTTGTAAACTCTCTTTTGGATCTTATTCCTTTAATAAACATGGTTCATGGTAGAAAAATAGTAGGATCAAAGAGAGAATTTGATGCAGTTGAGGTAGAACAATGGATTACACATGATATAACCGAAAGAAATTTAACCAAGATCGCGCTTTTACTACAAGATAAAATTGACATAGTTGATTATAAAGATCCTGAAAATTATCCTGAACGCATTAATCATCATGAAGATATTCCAATGGGAGAAAAATATTATGAAATATATAAATCTTTGATAAGCAGAGAAGAATTCATGGGAATTCAATTCAAATCTCCAGAAAGATTTTATAACGGATATCGTAGAGCAGTAAATAACGCGGGTACGGATTATTGGTCCAGAAAAGTAGATTATTCTATTCCAATATTAGAAAGTGGAAAATCTATTATTTACACCAATTGGCTTAAATTTGGCATAGAACCGATAGCAAAAGTGTTAAGGGATAATCGTATATCATATGCAGAGTATTCTGGTAAAGTTTCTAAAAATGATAGAATATCAATACTTGAAAGATTTAACACTAACAAAATTAAAGTTCTAATCATTACTCGAGCGGGAGGTGAAAGTCTCGATTTGAAAGAAGTTAAAAATGTAGTCGTTCTAGATCCTCCGTGGAATGATGCTTCTCTTGAACAGATTGTTGGTCGTGCCATTAGATACAAATCACATTATCTCCTTCCAAAAGAAGAAAGGAAAGTTAATGTGTATTTCTTATCACTTGTAAAACCAGATAGCGTTTTAGAAGAGGATGCTGTAATGTCTGGTGACAAAAAACTTTACGAAATAATAAAAAATAAGAGAGATATCTCTAATGAGATTATGCCTCTATTGAAAAGAGAAAGCTCTATAAGATAAATTGATAATGAAACACAATTTTTAAGCGTAAAACTAAATCTTTTGAATAAGTAAAATGTTCTTATCGATAAAAGAAATATGTTTCTTTTGTTTAATTTTCTTGATTATAGGAGTTACTCTTATTGGTTTTAATCAAACGTTTTCAAATTCCAAAGGGTTATCTCTGATAATTTCATCTTACATTGTATCTTTAACATTAGTGATAATTTTGCTTCTGATATATAAATTGGCAAAGATAGCAAATTGTCAAACGGATGGTTTCCATTTTGAAGTGTCTAGATCAGCCAAATGTAGAGGATACCCGTATATGCAATCGTCAAATCCAGAACTTCTAAAAGAATGTGAAAAATATCTTTCATCTCCCGAAGGTTGTAAAATGGCTAGCTGTGATGGAATGTATGTTGGAAAGCCTGTTTCTTTTGAATACACTCCCGAATCAAATGACAATTGGGAAAATAAAAGATGTCATTGTCAGAAACCAACTCCTGTAGGACCAGATCCTAATCAGAAACCAAATCCTGTAGTTCCAGATCCTAATCAGAAACCAAACCCTGTAGGACCAGATCCTAATCAGAAACCAATCCCCGTAGTTCCATCGGAGTCAAATAGCACAGCTGGACCTGTTTGGCGATATAATGAGAATGGAATGATAATTGGACCATCTGCTGGTTGGAAATATGGAGACAGAGATCGTGGGTCATCTGGTACATCTTTGTATGAATCTTATTCGTATGAAAATCCATATCTTAATATGAATGAAAAATATAATCCACAGTATGGTTACCGTTTAGTTCCAAAAACAAATTTACTTGATAAAGGTTATTACGCGACCTTATTACCTGGTACATATGGCTGGATAAAACCAAAATCAGCTATATGTTCACATGTATATGAAAAATGGTCTCAATAATTTAATATTTGATAAATAAATATTTGTTTATTATAAATATACTTTATAATAAATGAAACAGAATTTAAACTTAACACCAAAAAGTTGTAAAGTAGCAACAGATGGTGCAAAAGGACCCAAATGCCCTGCTGATACAGAAGGTATGAATGCGCAAGATGCCTGTAAAAAAGTTAAAGAGAAAACAGATCAATTAGGTGATTTTGCTCACGATTTGGCTTATTTAAATCCAGCAACCGCATTTTCGAATGTACTTGGTCTTTTAGGCTCACACTCAAAAAGTGACCAAAGCCTTGTTACTACAATTAAAAATGTTCAATCATCAGTTAGTAGTGCAAAACAACAAAGTGAATGTGATCAGTCTACTAATATAAATCAATCAAATAGTATAACGGGAGGAGTATCTGCAAAATGTCTCAAAGGTCTTGGACAATTTTTAACAAAAGACACAATTGCAGAAATAATTCATAATTCTAAGATAAGCAATATTTCTCAAGCAAATAGCGCTAACGCAGAAAATATTTGTAAAATAAATTTAGTTCTTAAAGCTTTAACAAAAATGGATGCGAGTATTGATAACTCTGCACTCCAAGCAGCTGTAAACAAAGCACAGGGATTATTGTCAGGTTCGGATTCTAACCAAGATATATGTAATAACATTTCTACAAGTGAGACTGCTTGTAAATATATACAACAGTCTCAATGTTGTGCTCAACAAATAACAGAAAATCAATCAAATTTTATAGACGGTGGATGTTTAGGAGCATCTATTACTAATGTAGTGCAGACGAATACTGCTGATGCTCACAATCAATGTGTATTAGACGCTCAGGCAAGTGTTAGTGATACTTTGTCCACCAAAATAAAGAATACAACTCAACAATCAGCTGAAAATTCATCGGAAGGATTAACAATGAATTTTATGATTGTAATTATTATTATATTTCTTCTTATTGTTGGTACACCTGTCGTTTTTGGAGGTTATATCGGTAAAAAGGTATTTTTATATATCGGAACTATACTTTTAATAGCAGCTCTTGCACTTGTAGCTGTATTCTTTATAACAACTCAAAAAGAACAAATACAATATAATTCTCCGTTTTCAGCATGCGTTGGTACAAAAACATTCCAGAAAGATTTTATAAGGTGTAAATATGGAGATCTCAAAACACGTGTACAAGATGATGATATCATTGGTTACGATTTTTTCATAGATATACCAGACGGAGGAGATCCAACTAAAATAGAACCATCAAAAATACAAGACACTCAATTAGGTTCAGCTGTATATATAACAGTTGCTCCTGATGCGGGAGCTGCATGTACAAAAGAAACACCTGTTTCGAGCGCAAGTGTTTCATATATAAAGAAGAGACAAAAATATATATTTTTAGTAATAGCAGCTTTTCTATTTGTAGCAGGAATGGGCATACTAATTTATGGGTTATTAAAACCTACGCCGAAAAAAGTAGCAGAAAAGGCTGGACATAGAAAAAATGAGATAGCAATGAAAGAAATCAATAAAAAAATAGCACCTTACCAAACTTCTGCGGAATATGCGAATGTAGATGAACACAAGTTAACTGAAAAAGATTGACCGGTGCAGAACACCCTCTTGTGGGGATCCACTGGGACACATCCAATAATCGACTACCGATCATTTGGTTCGGTTGAGATCAATTCCAACCGGCTGTATTTTTCACGTTTTGGAAATATTTAAATACATAAGTTTATTTAAATACATAAGTTTAAACAGAGTAAAATGGATACTTCCGAATGGATAAATTATCAATCTCAATTTGATTTATCACCATTATATTTTCAAGACATTCCTGAAAAGACAAACAAACATTGTGTCATTATAGAACCTCGAGCTCACGATAAATTGATAATTGTTATCAAAAATTTTATGTATTTATTACAGAAAAAGGGTTGGGGATTAATCATTTTTCACAGTTCAGAGAATGAGAATATGTTAAAAGAAGGTTTGAAAGATTGGCCTAATGTAATTATGATAAATCAGTTTGAACGAAATATTACAATTTACGATTACAATGTATTATTATGTTCTTCTTCGTTTTGGAAACAATTGCTATCACTGGGCTGTCACAATTGTTTAATCTTTCAATTGGACACCGTATTGTTAAAAGACAATATAGATGATTTTATAGAATATGATTATGTTGGGGCTCCTTGGGATGAAAAATCTCAAGATAATGTTTTTAGGGCAGAAATTGGTAACGGAGGACTTTCTTTACGAAATGTTTCAAAAATGTTGTATATCACAGAAATATATCCTATAAGAGATGTCATTAGCGAGGATTTATATTTTTCATTTAATTTGAAACTTGATAAAGCAAATCTACCATCAGTTGAAAAGGCGAAGAATTTCTCAGTAGAAACGATCTATCATCCTGACACATGTGGAATGCATAAACCTTTATCAATATTTCCTAGTTATGAAGCCTTTGCTGAGTTATTATCAAAAAGATATGATATATCGAGAATCGCAGCTTAAAGATTTTTAAGTATAATAAAAATGAGCAAAGAAAGGTATACAGTGGTAAAAAATAAAGATAGCTATGGTGGTGATTATAGATTTATTCAAGGAAAATCTGTACCTGAACTAAAAGCTATATGTGATTATACTTTGGATTCCATAGGGTTTAACTCTATTGGATATTTGAAAAAAGAAGTTTTAGAAAATGATGCTTTATTTGATTTTCCTAACATTGATTTATACATTAGACAAGATCGTATTGATAAAATAGTAAAGCAAAAAAAAGACTATTTGACTAGAAATATTCCTTTGGATATTACTTTTGTGATTACAACATGCAAAAGGTTAAAAATGTTTATTGAAACGATGGATAAATTGATACTTCACTGTCAAGATTTATTTTTGATAAAAAATTGGGTCTGTATAGATGATAATTCTTCAGAACAAGACAGAAATGAAATGAAACAAAGATATCCATTCTTTGAGTTTATTATGAAATCACCAGAACAGAAAGGTCATGCTAAAAGTCTAAATATTGTTTTTAATTCTATTGATACTAAGTATGTCTTCTTTTTTGAAGACGACTGGAGATGTAATCTACATTTTTCAATACTTCCATACGTTGAATTTTTGGAACAATACGAAAAAGATCAAGTAATTTTTCATGGTCGAAGTGAAAATGATGGATACAAAAAATTGGCAATGTTACATAATAAAGATATATATAGTTATTCCTATAACCCGAAACACAAGGCTAAAAAGGATACAAAACTTCTTCCATTTTACGAGCAATTTGAAAAAGAATTTCAGTGTGAAAGCGATAACATTGGATTTTTTTACCCTGGATTTAGTCTAAATCCATCTATTTTTAATATAGAAAAAATAAAGAGACATAATTTGGAGTTTTCAGAAGATGTAAAATACAATGATTGTTTTGAACTTAGATTTGCGTTTGAGTGTTTGAAAGCTGGTTTTAAAACATCTTTCACTAATATATTGATATGTCATATCGGAGACATTTCTTCCTATATACTAAATAATAACCCAAGATGTTTTGATTCATATTCTTATATCAAACACGGTGTTAAGTATGTTTTTGAAGATTGCGGTTCAAACCCAGAATGGTTTATTAGTAATTTTCCAACATGGGAAGAAGAAACGTTTAATGTGTTTGAAACTGTTAAAAATAAAAAGAAGATTGCGATAGATATAGGAGGTTGGATAGGAACAACCTGTATATGGTTATGTCAGAATTTTAAGCATGTCATTGTTATCGAAGTTGACAAATTAGCAACAAAGAGTCTTGAATTAAACTGCAAAGCATCACAATGTTCTAACTACACTCTTATAGATAAACCAATATCAAATAAAGAAACTAAAGTCATTTTTGGTGTAAATAAATTTAGAAAATCTTCTTTAAACGAGTCAATGTCGCAAATCAAAGAAGGAAAATCAGATGAAACTGATTATGAAATTGACACGATTACTTTTGCACAGATTATCAAAGACAGAACAGATATAGGTTTTATTAAAATAGACATAGAAGGTGGTGAAGAAAATATACTAGAAGATGTTCTTACTTTTTCTTTAAAAAATAAAATACCTGTTTATATTTCATTTCATTTAGATTGGTGGATTGATAAAAATAGTAAGAGATTTAATAGCTTGTTTGAATCATCAAAAATTAAGCACCAAAACATTGTAATAACGTTAGAAAAATTCTATAGTATGCTTGATAAAAATCCTTTTGAAAGCTTCTTATTTTGTTAATAATAGTTCTATGACGGAATAAATTGTAGTATTTATATAAATTCTTGTGTTTATATAAATGGTAAAAAGTCCGTCTCGCAAATCGAGACGTCGTAAATCATCCGTAAAAAAACGTTCTCGTTCGACACGTCGCAAATCGATACGTCGTAAATCACCCGTAAAAAAACGTTCTCGTTCGACACGTCGTAAATCGACACGTCGTAAATCGACACGTCGTAAATCACCAGTAAAAAAACGTTCTCGATCGACACGTCGCAAATCGACACGTCGTAAATCACCAGTAAAAAAACGTTCTCGATCGACACGTCGTAAATCGACACGTCGTAAATCGACACGTCGTAAATCGACACGTCGTAAATCGAGACGTCGTAAAACAGCGTTAAAAAATGTGTATTCCCCAATTAAAAAAGGAAAAGCATATTTTCCTTCTAAATTGGATATGCCTGCAGAAATAGAAAAATTTGCAACGACTGAAAATAAAGAATTATTAGAAAAAATATATACAGACTTTTTATCAGATACAGATATATATAACATATTTAGTATAATATTTCCGAGACCAAGTACTAATAGTAGTACTAATATTGTAGATGATACAAATACTAATTTTACGGGTTGCTTTTTTATAAGTGCGCATGGAAGAGAAGGAACAAAAGATCGACCTACTATTCTTAACGCCATTATTAAGAAATTTAACAATTTAATAAAATTAGATGAGAATAAGTTAAAAGAGTATCTTGAAAATTCCGTGTTTATGATGATGGCATTGGGAATGATTTGTATACCTTCTCCAATGCAAAAAAAAATTGATTTTGGGTTTAGACCAAATTATACTACTTCTGAATTAGATGCCGTAATTCCAAAAACTTTTTTTAATGTATTTAATAAATATAACAAGGATAATCAGTATAAAATAAAATTAAACGATGAAAATTTAGACTTACTTCATTCATTGATTAAATCTCAATTAAGAGTCAATTTTTATAAACTTTGGTCAGAACCATCATCTATAGCTCTTGGAGAAACAGAAGACCAAGAACTAAACAGAGTAGATATCTTGATGAAACGTGGAGAAATTTGGGTATTAAAAAAATTAACAAGTGAAAGTTTAGAAAGGACTTATTATCTTTCTCCAAACAAAGGTGAATCGATTAAATTTTATGCTCATGAAGGTTTGCATGTAATTGATGTAAGAGATACTAATAAGTCAGAAATGAGGGATGAAACAATTATTGATGAAACAATCGATGAAACAAAGAGATTAGAAATAATGGTTGAACAACTAAAGGATCGTTTACCAACCCCAAAAGAAATTATAAGGTTTAAAAGAAAATTTATACCAGAAAGCGAAGACAGAATCCCAAAAGAAACGACAACACAAGAACAAATTTTTCATCAAATAATGAATGAAATAAAGACGAATGTATGGTTAAAATTAAGCACTATTATTATGTTAGGTTATATACTTGATATAAAAAAATTATATATATATGATCCAGCTTGTCGGCCTTTAATAGATATGAATCAGGATCCGATTGATTGTGGTCCAAGAAGCGATCGGTCATTAAAGCGCATAGTTACGAATAAGCGCGCACGTACGGATGAGCTCCCACATACGGATATGGGTACGGATACGGATGATGACAAAATGGATATTAAATAGATAAGAAAATCACAATTTTTTTTAAATTATTAATAAAGAGAGATAATGAAAAAAATGGTCTTGATATTATTATTTGTTATAGTATATGCAAGTTTTTTTGTGTTAATTTATTCTATGAATTCGACAGAACAATTTAAAGGGAGTGCAAAAGGTAGAGAACGTATGAAAAAATATAACGTAATATTCGCAGGAACTATTCGTAATGTAGAAAAATACATTGAGAAAGGTATTTCTGATATTGATTTATGTGGAAAAAAGTTTAATGATTATGCAGTCATTTTATATGAAAATGATTCAGATGATAAAACGAGATCCATTTTAGAAAACCATAAAAAAGACAATTATTACTACATTTTTGAAGATAATATCACTGAACCATTAAGAACGAAACGATTGGAAAATGGTAGAAATAAAATTCTTGATAAAATGCGTGAAATTAACAAAGATCAATACTATGATTATCTTATTGTTTTAGACATGGATGATATTAATCAATCTGGTAGTTTTGTTGATTCTATAGAAACCAACTTTGACCATAAAAATTGGGATGTTCTTACTGGAAATCAAACGGGAAGATATTATGATCTTTGGGCTATTCGAAAGAAAAATGAAATAGATTATGATCATCATAAAAAAATGAGGGAAGAGCGCTTAGGTTATATATACGGCTTGTTTAAATATGTTATATTAAAAGCTAAGAGAAAATATAATCGAAACCAAGGATTGGTAGAAGTAGATTCGGCTTTTGGAGGAGCTGCTATTTATAAAATTAAATCAATACCTCCGTATTGTCGGTATGTTGGAACACATCCAGATGGTGATGAAAAATGCGAACATGTAGAATTCAATGAGTGTATAAAGAACAACGGAGGTTCTATCTATATAAATACTGCTTTTTTAACAAATTAATATATAAACAGTAAAGACATTTGTTAAAATGAAACCCGATTTATACTCTATTTTGGAAATTTCAAAAAATGCAAGTGAACAAGATATAAAAAAGGCATATAGAAAGTTAACTCTTCAATATCATCCTGATCGGAACAATTCATCGGATGCGGACGAAAAAATCAGGAAAATTAATGAAGCATATGAAATTCTTGGAGATAAAGAGAAAAGAAGTCAGTATGATTCTGAGCCTTTTCATGCTCAAGGAATCGATATATTCAATATGTTTTTCAACGGCGGAGGTATTCCATTCCATTCCAATTTTAATATTTTTCACAATGGTGTGCGTCAATATATTAAACCAGCTCCAATACTACATACGTTAACAATATCATTGGAACAATCTTTTAAAGGATGTTCTTTTCAATTAAAAATTGATAGGACAAATAACAGTAGTAGTTCAGTCTCTTATGAAACAGAGACTTTTCAAATTTCTATTCCTGCTGGAGTTGATGATGAAAAATTTATTATAGAAGAAAAAGGCAATGTGTATGAAAACTGCAAAGGAGATATAGTTGTTAGTATTCAGATTGAATACATATTCCCATTCTCAAGACGAGGAAAAGATCTGATATATTCTAAAAATGTAACCTTAAAGGAGTCTCTATGTGGATTTTCCTTTGACATACTTCACCCTAGCGGAGAAACAATTACAATTGAAGAACACTCGGTGTTCAAACCCGGTTCAAAAAAGATCATAGCTGGAATGGGAATGCGCAAAGAACAGCAATGGGTTGGAGATTTGATCATTGAATTTTCAGTTGATTTTCCAGAGTCACTGACAATCGAACAAGTAGAGTTGTTACGTACTATATTATGAGTAGATTTATATCAATTGATATAAATCGGAACGAGTATCTAAAATTATATGGATGTTAAAGCAAAAGCATTTATCAGATCATTTTCGAATAATTTGAGTATTTTTTCGACAGATGAATGTTCAGGATTATCGTTCAATGGATAAAATGGGGAAAGTTGATGATTTTCACATAATGAGAGCAAAGCAATTATCATACCCCTGTGTACAGGATTTGTATAATCTTGATTTAGATTTTCAATCCCGATATTTGAAATCTCGTTATTAATCTCTTCCATTTCATCTGGTGACAGTTCTTCATGACTTTTAAAGATTAATTTTTCTTTTAGAACATGTAAAGGTATTACTTCCTTTTCTGATGCCATTTTCTTAATTATTGAAAAGATAATATCTTTTTATTGTGTTGAAGCAAAAGATTGTATAAAATTGTCTTCTAATTTCTTTGTAACAACTGCATATTCATGATTTTCAGGTCTCTTTTCTATTGGAAAAAAAGGTGAACATGGATTGTTTTTAGATAATAAAAGTAATACTATTACCATACCTCTGTGTACCTGATTTGTATAATCTTGTTTCAACAAAGAAAGATTTTTAAAATCTATATTCTTCTGTATTATTTTGTTAATAGCATTACGATCGTCAATGGACAAATTTTGACCTCCCAAAATTAGTTTTTCTACTAAAATTTTTGGGTCCGGAATAGAAGCCTTCTTTTGAAAGGTTAAGAACCTATCAGTGACTTCTGTAAAACCAGCGTCAGTAATCTTTTTCACAAGTGGTTCTAGTATTATTTTGTTGCTTTTTCCATTCAGTAGAACGGTTGTACATATTAGATAACCATAGTCTTTTAAAATGTCATTTACCATTTTCATATCCATATAAAGAAAGGGACATGTTTGCAAAACAACAAGATCATAAAAGTCTAAATGTTGGTCTCTAAACGCTCTACCCTTTTTACTGTGATTAGCTAGTACCATATTAAAATCTGCCTTATCTTGTTTTTTAGTAGGATCAAGATCAACCATATATTTTATATCTGCTATGTCATTACCTATTTTTTCTTTCAAAAAAGTGTTGATTATTTTTTCTAGTGTTGGGATCAAACGATCCTTTATACTAATTTTTTCATTAAATCCCTCACTACGTTGACAAAGAACCAATACCTGCTTTTTTGGATACTCAAATAAAGGGTATTTTATACTCTTCATATCAACACAAGTCGTCTCCTTTCCACCTGTTTCAATTCTTATTTCTCTCTCACCTGAACTAGCAATATCATCAAAATTAAGTACGTATTTCAAAAAACGTCTGACAATTTCGGCATGAGAAAGACCGCCATATATTATTATATTACGCGCTGTATCCGGTTGATCTGCTTTTTCTTTCAACTTAAACTTTTTAAACATCCTCGCTAGTAGGTACGCATCAATAACACCTGAGTAAACATGATGAACAGAATGTAGAATTCGTTTTACAGCTCTACAAAATTCGAATTCATCTTTTGATGTTGAAAAAATGAGAGTAGTATCTTTTTCCCATTCAGACCTTATTCTAGTTGCCCTTCGAATAATTTCTTTATCAACGTAATCAACGATGAGCTGTTTCATTTCTGGATCTAGTTTATTCAATTCTTTTTTGATATAAATGTTATCTCTCAGCGGGCTTGTCCAGAATTTGTTGAATTTTGTAGTATTTAGTTGTCGAAGTCCATTAAGAACTGACATGATCTGTTTATCTGACTCAATACGAACAGTGATATCAATCTCTAATTCTTTATAACTTTTTTCAAAATGTAATGCATTGTTAAAAAGATACTGTATTTCTATTAAAAAATAACTTATAATATCCGTACCTTCCGAAAAACCTTCCATATCTTCTTTTTTTCTAATGTCAAAATAATGCACTCTAGCAAGTTTACATCTATCTCCGTCACGTGTATTGTATTCTACGCATTCTTTAAACTTTTCAAATAATTTAGAAAGACGGCTGTCTTTCTCTAATGGTAGAAAATTGTTATGATATTTTTTTGTTTCTTTATTAGATAACATTGGAATTTCAATAAAAATATCAAGATATTTATCTGTTGTTCTAATCAATTCACCAAGAAAGTATTCGATTGACATTTTTTTGGCATCTGGTATATCCATGTCCCCTTCGTCGCAATCAATAATAGCTGAGTGATACTCTCCAAATATATATATCATCTTTTCATATTTATCACTCCAATGAACCGTGAGATTTTTTGGTCCACCAATAAATTCAGGCCTAGGTTCTGGATCTCCACGAAAATGATTCAATATAAGCTTCATTAAAGTCTGTTTACCATGTCCAGTTCCTATATTGTCTGAAGAAGCTTTATGAAATCCATTGTAAATTTCATATGTTTGATCATCTAGTATATTTGCATTATAAAATTTACAGAGTTTTTCACACAACTGTTGCATTTTATATTATAATTATAATATAAAATATTTAATCAAATATACATCATACTCATTTTTATTTCAAGATCGCTTTCTTCAATCAATTTATCTAAAAGCTCTGTTTTCAAGAGCAGAGGAAACGTTAGTTTATAGTTAAGTTGAAAGGATGTTTTGAACGGTAATTCTCCATTTTCATTCTGATGTATCTGAATAAAGTTAAGTTTGTTTACTAAATCTTTTATTGTTTTTTCAAGAGTGCGAACTCCTTTGTCTCCAGATCGACATACCTTACTTATTAAATACCCGGCTGAACCTTGTGGAAAAGAAACAGATGTAGGTTCAATCCCGCAGTTCTTTAAAGCTCTAGGAAGTAAATGGTTTTGCAGAATGTTTATTTTATCGGAACGACAATAACCACCCACATTTATGATCCACCATCTATCAGCTAAAGCTTCATCTGTGGGAACAGAATTCATTGATCCAAT